GCTGAAGGCAAAAAATGACGCCGCCTCTATCCCAGAGACCAGGCTCCGGGAATACGTGCAGCTGATGGCAAGCGCGGATTATGATGATATCGCCGTGTACCTGTCCATCGTCTACCGGGTGGAGGTCACTAGGGAGTCCATCACAATCTGGACGATCTGGGACACAAACCCGGATGGCACATACGATTTTGACGAGGACGGTGTGCTATTAACTCCCGGTGTCCCCTCGGCTCCACCAATGATATTTGTCACAACTCAGTTTATCAGAATTGTTGTGGCAAACAAAAACACCTCCTGACAGCAGGAGGTGTTTTGCTATCTATTCACTTTTATCGTTCTTCGTAAGCAATATCCCGTGCAGCATCATCGATATACTCATCGTCCAGCAGTCCGCTTTCCTCGCGGTCGTCCTCATATGTCCGTCTGACCGCGGCCGCTGTGGCCCCGTCTGCAATCGGCGCAGGCGTTACCTTTTCTGCCACAATATCCACATTGGTTTCCTCAGTCATGGTACTGAGCCATGCGCCCAGCTTCTCCCGCAGTCCGGCGGGAACCGGCAGGCCGCACAGAAGCATATTTTTCAGCACGCTGGTTGCCTCATACAGAATAAACAGCAGGGCGAACAGTTCTGTGACGCCCATTTTAACCACACCGCAGGCATCCAGAACGTTTCTGGTATCCACAGGCAGCCAGCCAAGCACGTCCACGTGCATCATCATGTCAATGGCCGTGAACAGCAGCACACAGGCCAGCATACCAGCCTTACGGATAGCCCCGTCGATGCCAACGGCGGAGTTCCATTTGCGGTACTTTGCCGCCCGCAGGGAGCCGAATACCATGTCGGCGCAGACGGCGATCAGCAGCAGCCGCACGAAGATGTTGCCCATCAGGGCCGCGAAAAAGCGAATCATAAAAGTGTTTACCATTTGCATTTGTATGTCCTCCTAAGTTAATTTACGTCCATATGGACAAAATCAGATCGATTGATCTGGTAGGCGTAGTGCACCGGCAGCTGTTTGACGTAGGCCAGCAGTTCGGCGCCGCTGATGCCCCGGACGCAGAAGTCCATGGCCTTGCCCTTGACGTGGTAGCTGTTTTTCACAGAGCCGGGCAGCTCGTCGTTGTGGGCCTGACAGCGCACGCCGCTGGAAACCATCACCGGGGCACCGAAATGGTCCCGCACCTGATCCGCCAGCCTGACAAGTGTTTCCTCCGGCTCCACCGGGAAGCCGCCGCACTTGCCGCAGGGGCACCGGAACTCCGCCCGGGTGAAGTAGCGGATGTCCTTCCACCATCCCGGGGCGGTTGTTGCATTTTCTGCAACAGCTGGCCTCTCCCCGGTGGCGATCACCTCCAGAATCCGCTTTTCGGTCTCCGCGCCGAAGATGCCGTCCACGTCCTCCTGCTCCATGTAGGAGCGCTGGAAGACGATGGTGGCCCGCTGGGACTTCTCGCCCCACAGCCCATCCAGCGGGCCGTCGTAGCAGCCAAGATAGGCAAGCAGGGCCTGCTTTTGTTTCAGGGTCACCCGATCACCACCCCATACTTCGCCAGAATGGCGATGATCTCATCGGTAAGAACCTTTTTCAGCTGACCGGGCGGGAGCTTGGCAAAGACTGCTGCCATTGCCCGCATATCAGCAGCGCCCTCCTGATCCGCCTGAATTTCCACCAGCCGCGCCTTTGCGGCCTTCGTCCACTTATTCATCCGCGCGCACCCCCAGAATCTCCAGTGCGGCCCTTGCGTCGGCAAGCTCCGCTTCCATCGCCGTGTACTGCTCCTTCTCGTAGCCCCGCTGGGCCTCGTCCAGCTGCCGCCAGTCCTTCCACGGGGCAACCATCTCACCGTGAAAAACAACGCCGTCCGGGCGTGTCCAGACCTCTCCGGAGGGTACATAGCGGTATCCCTCAATGTAGGCATCGCACTTTCCGTCAAAGAAATCCGTCTCCACGGCGGTCATGGTTCCGTCATCGGAAACATGGCATTTGAAATCTGCGTCAATGTAGATTGTCATAACGTCACCTCACTCCAAATGGAAATCAGTTATTTTTTGCTCGTATGTGTATGTCGATGTAAGGCCAACAAGATATACGCCACTTAAAGAAGATACGTCTAATACATTAGCATTCAAGCCAGATCTCATATATCTTAAGCTTTGAACTAGCAGTAGCACTGAATAATACATATACATCAGCAGTAACGTCGATGGCATCGAATGCGGCCGTTATATTGCCAGTTTTGGAGATTTTTGTATTTGCAATGAAGCTGTCAGCAGACTTGCTTTCAGAGACACCGAAGTAGTCGCCCCATTTATTTTGAGTTGACGACATTCTTACGTAACCGTTTTTTACGTTCGCCATATGAATTTTGTTTGCAGTGCCGAAAACATCACCGACATTGTCACCTGTGGAAACGCTAATATTGGTATCGTTGAACGACCACCGATTAGCAGCTCCTTTATAGCCACTCGTAGTGAGTCCACCGGTTAACGCAGTGTTATCCACACCCTTATTATACAGATGCCATTTATTCAGTGTCTGCTCCTCGCCATTGGTGGTGATCGTTACTGTCTCAGCAGTGCCTCCATCAAGAGAGAACGACCATGTGCCTGGTTCATTAACCTTTATCGCCCATGTGCCATTTGTGTCAGGGGCAGTAAAAGTCCTATCACCATAAGTGGCAGCGCACGTGTAACCTGCCGGATAGGTTACGTGGATGGTAGCGGAGAAGAAGGTGATTGCCGTGGAATAGTCCGCCGTAATGGTGACGGTTTTCTGGGCGGTCTGCTCCCCATCGGTGATGGTCACCGTCCACTGGCCCGTGGCCAGCCCCCGGAACACCGCCACGCCGTCCGTCCCGGCAGTCTTGGTCTTGGTTTTGCCGTCCTTGCTGATGGTCACCGTGGCCCCGGCGGGCGCGTTGACGGTCAGCGTGGCTCCGGTGCCACCACCGCCGCCGAAGCCGTACATAGGTACAATCGTGCTCATACGTACACCTCCACGATCACGTTAATGTCCACCGCAGGCTTGTCCTCAAGACAGGTGAAAGTAATATTCTGCCCGTCTCGCTTGGTGTAGCTCAGATAGCCGCAGGCCTCCCGCATGGCAAGATTTGCAGCAGTGTCGTCACCGTATGCAGGATACACCATGCACCGCCGCCCGTCCGTCAGGCCCTGCACGGCGATGGTCTGGGTGTAAGGCCCGGAGCCAACCCAGCCGCCGGCGGTGAGGGTTGCAGTAGCGGCCGTTGTGTCAACATATTCCTTGTTGACAGCGTGTCCCGCCGATGAGGGAGCGGGGACGGACAGGTTTCCGGTCATGGTGCCGCCAGCAGTCGGGACGGCAGACACATCACTTGCATTCAGAATAACATTGCCGGATTCGTCGGCTTTCACGCCGCACACAGTAACCTCTCTTCCGTCCGCGCCAGCGTATGCACAGGAATACGATGTAATCGGGTCACCTACGCTGAACTGCACAACGGTACGCGTCCATAGGTATTGCCCCTGCTGAACTGCAAGGAAATCGGTAACCCATTCGCCAGTCGGGACAGAATCGCCGGAATCGCTGATCTGGTAAGATACGGACTGGCTGGAAAGGACAATGGGTGCAATCAGCTTTCCGATGGGCGTCCAGATATCCCCATCCCATGCGTAATTCTCATTGTCTTCCTGAACCACAATGTACACAAATCCAGGTTTTGCATCCGCAGGGAGATCGTCTGTAGTCTGCACGATACCCTTGAACGTGAGAAGCTCAGATACTTTTCTTGCCGAAGCGATTGCCTGTGCGACCGCAGAAGACGTCGGGATACGTTCGCTATCACTTGTCAGCCTATCGGTATCCAGGCTGATGATCTGGATGCTTCCCTTCCCTGTTCCCTTCGGAATCCCGCTGTGATTTGCGATAGCCAGCGCAACGGAAAAGGCGGTTTCCATTTCCTCGCCGGTGTATCTGGAATCAAATCTCTGATCGTTTGCCATATTACCTCCTTAATAGTAAACGAGGATGCAACCTGGAGCACCGTCGCTGCCCTTACCACCATCGCCCCCACGCCCGGGGTTGGGGGCAGTAACGGTATACCCGGATGCCGTATATAACAAATAACCCGATGATCCGCCACCACCACCGCCGTGACCTCCGATTCCTCCACGCCCATATGCAGTTTTAGAAAACGCGAATGGGGAGGGGCCGTCCAAGCCGCTACCACCACGGCCTCCATGACCTCCACCAATATCTTTGCCATTAATTTTGTAATAATATCCATCGCTTGCGTTGTCATAATTCCACTGGATATAGTTTATCGCTGGGCCTCCGCCTCCGCCGCCAGTATAGCCATTAAAAGCGTTACCAAATTCATATACAGAGCCTTTACCACCGCGGACCTCAATGACCTGACCAAGCTCCACTCCATACTCTTCAGCAATAGCTTCATTTACAACAATTACTCCGGATTCTGGGTCAACACGATACTCACCATCAGCCTGCTCAGAGGCAATGCGTTTTACAACGCCACCACCGCGACCGCTTCGGATGACTTTACTAAAGTCAGGAGACGGCCCACCGTACACATTACCAGATAACGGGTCAATAAAACCGACCTCTGGAATCGTACCAACTTCAGAAGAATAATCCCCAAAAGTCGTAGGTCCACCCATATCCCCAGTGATCTGGGCCTCGCCGTATGAAACACGCCGACCTCCTTTCCCACCACAACCGCATGAATAAGAGTAATATTCAGATATTTTTTTATCAATCTGTGTCATGCGAATTCTTCCGGGGGCTCCATTTGTTCCATGGCTTCCCGGTTTTGCCAAACTAGCAACATCATTAACCAGTCCGGTTTTTCCATACTCGCCAGATTGACCGCCTTGACCACCCTGTCCGCCGCCGATCAATATGACCCTCATTCTTGGGTTGTCAGCCTCAAATACCTCTCTCGGAACTTGGAAAACACCGCTGCCAGTCAGGACAACCAGATGGGTCAATTCTCCTGGCCTTTCAGGTGGTTCGTATCCTGAGATTATTTTGCAGTCGGCTTTCGCAATGGCGGAAGCCGTGACAGACATTGACGAAATGAAGGCTTCTTTTTTCTCGCCAAACGGCGATGTACAGGTGTATTTCAGCCCACACCGTTCACCTGAGAGGACTATTGGAATCTTTATTTCCCGCTTTTTAGAGTAATAATCATAAAGACGATCGGCAACTGCATTGGAATTAACGGCATTTACCATCGTTGCATCTGAAACAGAAATGGATTGTCCATCCGCATTGCTGCTGTTAACTCTTGAGACCACATTGGTAGTGTGCGTATACGGTATTCCAGTGAGGGTTCCTACGCCTGTAACAATGGCACAGTTTTCATTTGATGCGAGAACCACAAGGGTGCCGGACGCTATCAGGGATGATGCAACAATAGGAGCAGAATCAAATATTACCGTTGTACCAAGATCAACAAGAGTCTCAGTATTGTCGTAGAGGACGACAGGTTCCGCATTTGGCGACTGCACATAGGAGTGTTCCGTTACTTCTACAGACCTAACCCGGTCTGTCAAGTCAACAGAACCTCCCTCATATTCGTCGTCCGGATCAATCTCTCCGGCATTCAGATTTGTGATTCTGGATACCAGAAAAGCATCATTCTCAGACTTTAGAATGTTTATTCCCTGCGCAAACAGAACATGGTGCAAAGCTTCCCGCTTTGTGCAGACAGGGATCCAGCCTGTAACTGTGACCGCGTCCAGATTACTCCCGAGCACAATGCTTTCTGCTAAATCCAAAAGGAACGGCGTTTCCGTCCTTCGCATTCCGTCTGTCAGGATGATGTCGTTAATTGCATCGGAAAGTGGTGTATTTACAAACAGTTTCCCGTAGTATGGCATGACATCAAGGACGCCTATTGCGCTTTTCGCTTTGATCGTATAGACAGATTTTCCTGTGCGCTGAGCATCGACAACATAGAATTTACCAATGTACGATCCGCCATTGTAATACCAAAGCCCGGATGCGTATGGGATATCCAGCACGTCATCTGTTCCAGCTGAGCGTGCATACACCTGCTTTGCTGCAGATGTACGCAAACCGTCGTAATCGATCGGAGAAAAGGCCACCTGCATTCTGTCATAGCGGCACTGGATTTCCAGGGTATCGACAGGGATTGTCTCGCACAGCAGGTCGCAGGCCAGATTCCCGTTGACCGATATGATATTGTCATTGTCCAGCGACAGTATTGGATTCTCCTTACTGCCAATCAGAATTTCATTTGTCTTTACTGCCATCAGCGTGTCCTCTGCGGAAGAATCGGCTTGAACTGCACCCGAAGCCCCTGCCATGCGTTTCTGTTTACGAGGATGCCTCTATAGGTATCCTCGCCGCTTACAATCATTGCTTCGAATTTCATCGCGCCGCTGCCATAGGGCATCTCCACCATGTGGGATTCTACAGGAGCGGATATGACCTCATAAAACGCGTCGTAGTCCTCAGGATATCGCAGATCCGGCTCAACGCGCATTTCGTAATCGTACTTCGTGCCGATGATGTCCCGGATGGTTCTTGCCGTGATGGCGGTGCCGCCATTCGGCCCCTCCACGATGGAGAAAGAGCGTGACAGGGACTCATACACGACCCGCACCCGATACTCTACCCCATCAACAACTATGTTCTGCATAGACGCACCTCACTTCGTAAAGGATGGGCCGATTCGCTTGGTTTCTGCAACAATGACGGGCTGGAGGACAGCGGCCAACTGGGACAGTGAGCCCTGGAAGCTGATTCCAACGTCCGTTTTGATTTGCTGGCTTCCCATAACCCTGGCAATACTTCCGCCGTCCACCGTGGCCGTCAGGGGTGTGACAACGGCACGCCCGCCGGATACCGTCAGCAGCTCGGGGCCAGCCTCGCCAACCAGCGCCGTGCCAGACAGAACCTCTCCGCCTTTGGCAAGCTTCGGGAGATTGACCGCGCTGAACTTTTTGAACCCTCCGAACGAGCCGCCGAAAAGGCCTGCCACAGCGCCGACCACAGAGTTGATTGCCCCGATCAGGGCGTTCAGCATGCCGAGAACAGCATTCACAAAGCTTTCAACAATAGAAATCCCTGCATTCAGAAGGCCCTTGACGGCACCGAAAAGCCCGTTAATCACAGCGATAAGCGCAGCGCCCAAAGCATAGTCTACCTGCTCCAGGAATGCGCAAAGAGACTGGAATCCAGACTGGATCCACTCCAACAATCCCTGGAACGCCGCCTTGATGGCATCAAAATTGGAAATAATCGCATAAGCGATCAGGCCGACCGCTGCAACAATTGCAACGGCAAGAATGAGATAGGGGTTTGCCGCCAGAGCGGTGTTCATGGCCATTATTACCGGAATAAGCGCACTGACGGCATTAGCTATTCCCGCAACAATAGAGGCAATGGGCGAGATTGCGGCAACAACTGCCAGAATCGTCACCAGCATTCTGATCTGGGAGGAGTCCAGAGATCCTATCCAGAGAAGTACATTCGCAAGCATTGCCACTATCTGATCGATAACCGGAAGAAGCGCCTCCACAGCCTTTGCACCAGCCACAGCAAGCGTTGCCTGCGCCTTAGCCTTCGTCTCATCGAGCTTGTCATTTACCGCGTTCAGACCGTCCAGAGTGTCCTGGGAAAGAATTAAGCCTAAACGCTCAGCGTCATCTCCATATGCTCGGAGTGCTGCACCTCCATCATCGATGATACCCGCCAAGCTGTCGGCCCCTCTACCGAGGAGTGTCATGGCCAGTGTGTCGCGCTCCGTCTCGTTCGTCACATGGGACAAAGCCTCAACCACTTCCCAGTACACCGTGGTGGAATCCCGTAGTTCTCCGTTTGCCGTGTGGGTGCTTACACCCAGCTGAGAAAAGGCAGAAACAACGCTGTCGGATTCCGAAGCCATATTCCTTTTAAGCTTGACAGAGCTTGCCGTGATATCCTCCATACTGACATCCACCAGATCGGCAGCGTACTTCATCTTCTGGAGCTCCGCCGTGGTGAAACCTGTCTGCTTTGCCAGGGTGTTCAGATCGTCCGCAGAAGTGACGGCAGAATACGCAGCGCCGCCAATGGCAGCCAGCCCGGCACCAGCCGCAGCACTCAATGCTCTGGTGGAATCAGCAATCTTGCTTGCCCCCTGAGCCACTTTGTCTGCCGTAGCGCCGATTTTTTCAAGCGCTACATTCGACTGTTTGGCCGCATCCTCCAGCTTGTCCAGTTCGTTCTGGGTGGAAATGATCTCCCTCTGGAGCGCCATGTACTGCTCAGAGTTTTTGTCCACCCCGTTGGCGTCCATGGTC